CCGAAACTTTATGGCGAGACTCGCCCTTGCATTCCCAAGGGCGACAGTCCTCCCCGCGTCCCCGTCGTCGTCTGACGTGGTGAAGTCTAAGACCTCACTGGCTGCATTGCAGTACTGGTGGCAGCGGTCGGACTTTCAGCAGACCGGCGAAAAGATGCTGGCCGACCTGCTGTGCTACGGCACCGTCGCCTTGCACACGTATTACGACCCAGGACAAGACCGCGTCCGGTGCGACGTTGTCTCTCCCTACGACCTGTATTTTGAAAAAGGCGCGTCAAGCGGAGAAGAGTCCCAGTGGGTTGGCATACGGTCGTTCCACACCAAGGCCGATCTCAAGAAAGCGTACCCGGCCTTCAAGAAGCAGATTACAGAGATAGGCTTTACGGACACCCAGGCGCACCAAAACAACAAGATACAGCCCGTCAACCGGGTGGAGTTGTTTGAGGTTTATTGGCGAGACGGCCGGCATGCGATCGTTATGGGCGACACGTATTTGTTCAAAGAGGACAAGCGCGTAACGGCTAAGATTCCGGTGCACGTTTGCAAGTACACGACGGTCCCAAGGCGTCTGTGGGGGATGGGGCTGATCGTCCCGCTTATCGACTTGCAGTATTATTACAACTCCGCCAGGTCGCAGATCCTCAAGACTTTCCGGCTGATGGCGCACCCTAAGTGGGTCGCCTCGCGCGCGTCTGGCATACAGAAGCGCTCGGTCTCGGATATGCCTGGCGAGATTATCTACCACAACGCAGGGTCACCTCCGCCGACGCAGGTCGCCCCGGCGCCCATGCCAAGCTATGCGTTTGAACACATCATGCGCCTGGAGGCGGAAATAGCTGACACCGCTGGAGCGCACAGCGTCACGCTGGGCAAGCGTGCCGTGGGCGTCGAGTCTGGCGTGGGCATGCAGGTGCTGGCGGAGAAAGACACAAGCCAGTTGATGCACACCCAGTTGGCCATTGAGAAGACAGTCAAAGAGACGTTCGTTTCCGTGCTTGAGTACATGAAGAAGTACTACACGGAAGGCAAGATGGCGCGGATGATGGATAACATGGGCAAGGTGACCTACAAGGCGCTCAAGTCAGAGAACATCGCCGAGGACCCTGAGATATTTATCCAAGCCGGCTCGATGTTTAAGTACGGCCAGCAAGAGCGCGACTCTCGCGTCATGCAGTTGGCGCAAATGGGCCTACTGGACCCCGCCTTGGCGATGGAAGAACTGTCGATGTCGACAGGCAACTCCTACATCACTAAGCACGTGCAGGGCCTGAGCCACGCGCAAGAGGTGCTAGAGGCGGCAAAACTTGGGTACGACATTAAGATCTTGCCCACCGACGACCTCAAAGCGTTCACAGAGGTCTTTAACGAGTTCACGCAAACTGACGACTTCTACGCGCTCCCCGAAGAGACCCAAGACCGCATTGTCGACATCTTGATATCGATCGGCACGTGGCAGTTGCCCTTAGAGGAATACGAGAGGCAGCTTAACCAGGGCCTTGTGTACCCCAGGACGCCCCCTATGCCGAACTCTAGCCCGACACAGCTACTCGGAGGCCTACAGGCGCCAAAGAGCGCACAGACGCAAGCGCAGGCGTCTGAGGAGTCAATTAAGCAGATGCCTAAGGCTCTGGAAAGGGTAAGCGCGGAAAACGTGTTAGCCCGCGGCGCTGAAGCCAACATGGCAGAGGGAGGACTGTAGTGACTCCTAACGAGCTACTTGCCCTGTTCCGGACGTATGTTGACGAGCCCGACCAGACGTTTGTCACTGACGCTAGCGCGCAGGCCGCGTTGCAGCAGGGGTATCGGGAGTTTCGCAACAAGGTGATCTCCATGAACCCGTCGACGTACCAAACGTCTGTGACGCTGACGCTTTCAAACGCAAGGGAGTATGACCTGGGCCTTGGCTCTAACCCGATTAGGATACTAGGCACCTCTGTGCCCGCTACTTCAAACCGGCTAATAATGCTGCTCGGCGTGAGGCACGTTGACCCTGGGTCTGGCGAGACTCTGCGCATGCTCAAGGGGTTGCCATCAAGAAGGTCGCTCCAGTCTGGCCCTAACGGCTATTTCCTTGACGGGTCCGTGCTTCGGTTCCCAGATGCCCAGACGGGCTCCTTTGCTGTTGATTACGTGCCGGAGACGCCTGCGATCCCCTTCGCCTCCGCTGCCACCGTCGTTTTCGACGACATGACCGACTGGCATGACTTGATCGTGCTGTTCGCGACGAAGATCTACATGATCAGAGACGGCGGAGAAAACCCGATGCTGCTTGCCCAGCTTCAGGCCCGCCAAGCGGACTTTGCGAACTTCATCTGCGAACGAGATGTGGGCGCACCGATGTACGTCAATGAGGTCTACAACGCGCTAGACGAGGCCTGGTAGTGGCCAACCGGGGCCCAGAGGTAGAACTGCTCGCCGGAGGCACCGAAATAGACGCCCCGTCGAAAGGCAGCGTCGCGTTAAACCTGTTGCGCAGGCAAAGCGCCTGGGAGGTCCGCCAGGGATTCGGGCAAGTAGCCCAGGTTGACACGCTAATGTCGTCTTGGATGTACAAGGGGAGCACGTCAGACGCCGACTGGGCCACCTCTAACGGGTACAAGAAAGTACTCGGATCAGCCATGATGACGACGGCGTCTGGATACCGGCACATCTTGACGGTGCTGGCGTCAACAAACCGGACAGGCTCCGTCGTACACGACACGGCGTCAACCGTGACCCCGCTGTTTATTGTGTCGATATCCGACGTAGACACCGGGGGCCGCTGGGAAGAGCCCGTGTACCGGCACACCTCCGAAGATGGCGATGTCCGAGGCTTTGACATCACGAAAAGGCACGGCACCTATGAGACCTGGTCCGACGAAAACCACGCGAACTTCTCCCGGTCGCCCAACAACGTAGACGCCGCCGAGCAGATGTGGTTCGCCGAGCTAAACAACATCATGTACTTCGGAAGCCGTGAAGTCGGCATCTTCGCTTACCTGCCCGCGCCGTTGCGCAAGATGCGGCGACGCCACTTAAGCACGCAGTACAGAAGGTTTGCCCCGCTAGCGGTGCCACCCTTAGGGGCCGATGGAACAGCACCTCCTTACTCGGAGTGCTCGTTTATCAAAAGAGTTCCGCCTGCTGCGCCTAACACGAACGCTGCGGTCGCCTATGCGTACCTAACAGGCGCGGCGTTCCCGGCGCCATCAGTCGGATGCACCATGGGCTCAGGCTTGGCGCTAGCTGACGGCAATACGGTTTACATCACCGATGGGGGGTTCCCTAACGCGATTAAGGCGCTAAATACCGTTTCGATCACAAGCGACGAAACAATCAAGGCGATGCAAGAGCTAAACGGCAACCTGTACATATTCACCAACAGCGAGACGTGGCTCTTGCAACCGTCCAGCGGAGCCGTGTCCGTTCTTGGCAGGCTGGTTAAGATTGCAGAGGGGGCTGGGTGCTCGGGGCCCACGGCGATAGTCAAGGCCGGCCAATCCTTTTTGTGGATGGACTCGCGAGGCGCGTACAAGATGACCGGCGTTGCGACCTATGAGACCATCTCCCAGGGCATCGCTCCGTTTTTTACCGACGAGATGTCAAACCCGCTAAACAACTTCTTCACGGACAACGGTCACATCAACGCGGCGTCCTTAGGGGCCACGGGCTGGAAGATGCCGAGATCGTTTTACCGGCACTCGCCAGACATGGTGTGCGCGGCGTACAACGAGCGATTAGACGTCGCCATGTTTTCGTTCCCGTCTTTGAACATGATCCTGGCTTACACCGGAGAGCAGTGGGCCGTCTGGCCGCTAGAGTCAATCGCAAAAGAGACGGGCGGGGCTGCGACAGTCGGCGCGTTAGATAATATCACGCGACCATGGGTCATGGCCGATAGCGAAGACATATTCGTAACGTGCGGCGTAGAGGCGCAAACGCTCACCGACGTGGGCCCAGGCACAGCGTACACGGGAACAAACCAGAGCATAGCGCACCTGAGGTACGGAAGAGGCGGCGCTGTAGACCGCTCTGTAGAAGACGAAGACTACCGCATGGGCATGGGCGGGTACGTTCACACGGCAGCAGCAGCCGCGACTGGGGCAGTGACGAAAGCGCTCGATGGCGGGTTCTATCTGCACGAGGCGATCCCAATCCAAACGGGACGCGTATTTGCTGGGACGCCTGCCATCACGGTAGACAGGCCTGCGTATTGGATACCTGTAGAGATGGTTAAGCCGTCGGTTGACATCAACGCGTCTGCCACCGTAGGGGCGCCTACTCTAATTGAGGACTTTCACCTCACGTTTACATTCGACAACGCGAACTGGGAGCCAATCTACACGCACGCGGGAGACGCGGTAGTGAACGCGATGTTCCCCCCGGAGAGG